CCACAGAGTAATACTGATGTAAACCACCGACCAAATAAAGAGTGACTATGACTTCATCAACTTTAAAAACAGGATGGGTGTGTATCGGCACATCTGGAAAAACTGTAGACGGCAGAGAAATAAAGCCGGAGTGGTTAACTCAGATGGCTGAAACGTACGACCCAGAATATTACACAGCTTGTTTGTGGCCAGACCATAAGCGAGTTACACCACTCGGTCACGTCGAGGCGTTAAAAACTCAGCAGGAGGGCAACGTTATTAAATTATTTGCCATCCTGAGTCCCACTATTGCATTAATCGAGCTGAATAAAACCGGCCGCTATGCATTCTGCTCTATAGAGCCGAAAGAGAATTTTGCAGGGAAAGGCGTTTGGTATCTGGGTGCACTCGGGGTCACCGATGAGCCAGCAAGTACCGGTACCACCCATATGAAATTCAGCAAGAGCCAGAGCGTTATTGGGCAATCCCAGCTTTGGGCCAACTCCACAGGGAACAACTACATGAATAAGAACACACCGACCATCTCAGAGCTCTTAGCCAACATGCGTATGAGCTTTGTTCCTGGCACACAATCCAACTTCGGCAATCTTGACCCAAGCGCCAGTGGTGCCATGCGTTCAGCTATCGTACAAGCAACACCATTCCTTGAGTTGTTGACGTTCCTGGACGTGAGCGACCCCACTGCGCCACTGTTCGACCCAATCAAATCGGGACTACGCACCGGTCGCAAGGAGCGTAGCCGTTTCTTGGTGACAGCGGATCCGAGTACACGCCAACCCAAGTTCGAAGAGATGGACAGCAGCGTGATCTGGACGTGGCGACAGCTGGGCCAGATGTTGGAGGGGATGACTCAGGAACAGGCCAATCAGGTGCTTGAATCATTGGCGCTGTCGGCATTTGGTGATGACCTGCTGCGAGTCGGCTTTCATGGCAAGTCCGCTGCAGCCAACACTGACCCTGTAGCTAACCCGAATGGTGAAGATGTGATGCCAGGGTGGCATGCCTTGGCCAAGGCCGCTGACGAGAATGGTCTGCGAGTGCTGCGTGATGCAGTGACCTTCGACACCCGCAACGGTGGTAACTATGCCGACCTCGATACGATGGCCTATGAGCTGGTCGCCAAGCTGCCAAAAGAGTACCGCAACGATCCGCGCTTGCGTGTGCTGGTTGGCGGCGACCTGTTGCGAACCCACAAGCAAGCCTATCTGCAACCAGGGCAAGTCCGCAGCAAAGAGCAGCAACTGAAAATTGCCGACATGCCGGTACTGTCACACCAGCACATGGCCGGCACCTTACTGGCGGTCACTTTTACCGAAAACCTGCAGATCATCGGTGTAAACGATACCCATCGTCTTAGCGCAGATGACCTGGATGACCTTGCCAGCTGGGGTATTCGTTACTACCGGGCTCAATCCTACGCACTGGGTGACGCCACCGCCTATGCCGCTTTCGACAGTATCTCTATTGCCGCCCATCAGGAGTAAATCTATGAAGCAAACAACAAAGAACCCGTGCGCCAAGGAAGTGACAGCCAGCTATCTGGAGCAACGGATTGCCCAGTTCCGAGCTGAGCACGACAAGATGATGGCGATTGATAACGAACTTCAGGCACTGCGTGAGCAGCGCAAGAACCTGACAGATCGCATCCAGCAGGCCACTGATCGTCGTGAAGAGCTGCGTCAAGAGCGGGTTAACCAGTTGGTTCATGGTGAACTGGATGTTCAGTTCTCTAATGAGTATCGCGAACTGGGCGAACTTATCGAGGCTGCGCAGGCTGCCATCAGCCAATCCGAACTGCAGGAGAAACAGCTGATCCTGCCGCTGGATGATGCACATAAGGCGGTCACGATGAGCAGAGCATTCGTCATAGGCGGCTATGCCAAGGAGCTTGAGAACGAGTTACCAACCATCATCAAGGCACTCAAGCCAAAACTGGCAGACTTGGCTGCCATCACCCATGCCAAGGCATGCACTACGGACCGGCAGGCCGCGCTGGGTTGGGCGCGCACCGAACTGCTCAAAGCACTGGATCAGGCCATGGTAAATCACCAGGTAGCGGCGGAGGAGAATCAATCCGCCGCCTATCAAGCATTGGCCATGCCGGCCATCCCACGGTCTTCCGACCTGCTGACGCAGTGTGACAGCCCGGGCAAACGCCAACGGTTGATGACGGAACTGAATGCCTAAAAAATGGGAGCCTGCCAGGGCTCCCATTTGTTGCGTTCCTCCCCCATCACCACACCCCATTCCAGCGCGAGATTGAACAATATGCAGTCTATCAAAGACCAAGATCCACCCAAAGCACTGTTAACCAGACACATACGCTTGCTTGAGACTGATCGAGACGGTAAGATCTTTCCTGTTACCACCTTAGACAAGTGGTGGCATGGCTGGCGGATTAGACACCCGCGAGCAGAATCCCACGATGAAAATATGCCCTCATTTCCCGAAACTTCGGCCACTGCGCCGGGGATCTATCCAGTTTCGGGGCATGGGTCGGGAGCCAAAGAAAACGCCCCGGCTGCGCCTTTACATCGTGGGGCGCTGTCTTGCGGCTACCCGATCCGCCATCGTTTAATACACGATGGAAATCACCCTCATGATCTATACCTTCTTGATCGCCCCGAGCGTCTGCCGCCTGGCAGACCTGCGCCGTATCCGCACCATTTCCGCATTTGGCCAGAACGAAGCCCAGGCACGCGCAGCACTGGCCGGTTTGCCACTGGTGTTTATGTCCCGCACTCCGCGCAAAGGGGGTGCAGTATGAACTCCCACATCAAAACCAAACTGGCCCAAGTCGATGCTCTGGCCAGCGCGTTACATCACACCTGCTTTCGCAATGTTGAGCTGCTGGATGGCCAGTTGCTGATCGATCTGCTGCGCCCACTGGCCGACCTGCTCGATGAGCTCGAAGAGATGTGCACAGGCACCGAACAGGCCGCGATGACCCAGCGCAACAGCAGATACCTTGCCGCCATGCTCAAGGTGATAGCCGGTAACCAGTCCATGGTTGAACCCTGCATGATGGCCGACCTGCTTATCCCGATCCTGACCAGCCTGGATGCCGTAGAGGTGCAGACTCGTCAGGTCAATGTCATGGGCACGGGAGCCAGACAGGAGCTGCACTCATGATCTATTTGGCATGGACAAAGTGCCCAACGCCCACTGATGCCGATAGCGAGGCTCACATCCCCATCGAGATCAACATGCTGAGAGCCTTCTCCCGCAACAAAGGGCTCGGCTTTCTGGGCGTGTTTGACAGCGACAACGAGCGGGCAAAATTCATTGAGCAGATGCAAGGCAACTCAATTGCGGTAACGCCTGATCAAGCCCGCCAGTTGATGGGGTTAGGTAAACAGAGTTTCAAAACCCTGGTTGTTTTTCTGCAAGGGGGTGATCAGTGAGTCAGTCGATGACATTGGTTTCTGATGTGGCTGCCGCAGCATGTGGCCGCTGGCCAGCTCTGTTGGCTGAGGTTGGAATTGATATCCCGGGTAGAGGTAAACACGGTCCCTGCCCTGCCTGTGGCGGTAAAGACCGCTTTCGGATGGATGACAAGGAGGGGCGTGGCACCTTCATCTGCAGCCAGTGCGGTGCTGGTGATGGGCTTGACCTGGTGGCGAAAGCCATCAGGCTACAGCTCAAAGAGGCTGCCGAGTTGATCGCCCCCCTGGTTGGTTTGTCTGGTGAAGGGCTAGACCCTGCTGAGCGGGAACGAATTCACCTGCTGTTACAGGACAAGGCCGAGCAGGAGCGCAAGCGAGTCGAACGACAGCGCAAGAAGGCCGCAAGCCGAGCTGCTAACATCATGCAGATCTGTCAGCAAGGGGGGAGCCCCTACCTTGAAGGAAAAGGGCTGCAGGGTGTTCAGGTCAACGTATCCCAGCGCGTGATCGCTGTGGGGGAGATGACCTTTTCACCTGGTTCCTTGGTGGTGCCACTTTATGCTGACTTTGGTGGCCAGCTGGTGAACGTTCAGCTGATCGACGACCAGGGAAGCAAAAGCTATCTGGCGGGCGGGCAAAAGGCCGGTGCATGCCACCGGATCCCGGGCAATGCTCTGGTGGCCATATGCGAAGGCTACGCCACCGGCTTGAGCATTCATCAGGCAACCGGAGCAACCGTCTACTGTGCCATGGATGCGGGCAATCTGCTGGCCGTCGCCAACATGGTTCGGGGGGCTGATGACCCACTGCAACCATGCAGAGCGATCATCTGTGCCGACAACGATGCCAAGACCAAGGGCAATCCGGGCAAGGCCAAGGCGGAGCAAGCAGCCGCTGCTATCGGCGCCCAGGTAGTCATACCGCCAGAGGCTGGCGACTGGAACGACTATCACCAGGCTCATGGGCTGGATGCGACCAAGGCGGCGATCATGGGGGATCATCCAACCCAGATAACCGAGACGCCCAAGGAAGCCAGCCAGAAGGAACCCGGACAGGTAGAGCTGGTCGCAGCGGAGCACCCTGGGGCAACCAATGAGAAAATGAAAAAGCCCATCGTGCCGATCGAGAAGATGAGCGCAAGCCAACGGGCCAGCCTGCTGATCGAACGCCTGGGTGATGTGGCCATCAACATCGAGGCTGAGCGGGTGTACCGTTACGATGGCAGCCTGTGGGGGCCGCTGGCAGATATCGAGCTGCGCCGTGAAATGGCTGTCATTTTCACAGACCATGATGTGCCGTTCAGTGACTCCGCGGTATCAAAAGCGGTGGCCACCATGAAGCTGATGATCTCGCCACTCGGCAATACCCCTGATGATCTGATCGGGTTTGCCAACGGGGTATACGACATGGCGACTCACCAGTTCAGGCCACATGCTGCAGCTGATGGGCTACTCAACCATAACGGCATTGAATATGGTGCTCAGCAACCAGGTGAGAACATCGAGCAGCACGCCCCCAACTTCACCAAGTGGCTGACCCATGCAGCAGATAGTGATATCACCAAGATGGAGCGGATCAAGGCGGCCTTGTTCATGGTGCTGGCCAATCGCTATGACTGGCAGCTATTCCTTGAGGTAACAGGGGAAGGTGGTAGCGGCAAGAGTGTGTTTGCCAACATTGCGACCCTGCTGGCTGGCGGACTCCGGAACACAGGATCCGGCAACATGATCGCGCTCGATAACGCCAGGGGCCGCGCCCAGTTCGTAGACAAGCGCCTGATTGTGCTCCCTGACCAACCCAAGTACATCGGCGATGGCAGTGGTATCAAGGCGATTACTGGCGGTGACCTCGTTGAGGTAGATGGCAAATACGAGAAGCAATTCGCCACCGTGATCAGGGCTGTCGTTCTGGCTACCAATAATGAACCCATGGTCATCACTGAACGCAACGGTGGAGTGGCACGTAGACGGGTCATCTTCACCTTTGACAGAGTGGTATCGGAGGAGGACAAAGATCCGCTGCTCGGCGACAAAATCGCGGCAGAACTGCCCATCGTCATCCGCCATCTGCTGGAGAGGTTCGCAGAACCAGAGCAGGCCCATCGCTTGTTGCTGGAACAACGTAACTCAAGCGATGCTCTCACCATCAAGCGAGCAACGGATCCTGTCATCGACCTGTGCTCAACGCTGGCGTTTATGGATGAGCCGATGGGCCTGTTCATGGGGGGTAACTCGAGTATCAAGCAGGAGCCGAAACGCTACCTCTATCATCTCTATCTGGCCTACATGGAATACCACGGCCTGGGGCGCCCGCTATCAGTCCAGAAGTTTAGCCAGGCGGCAAAGAGCGCCGCCAGAGAGCTGGGAAGGGAGTACCGCACTCGCAAGATCAAGGGATACACCCAAACCAACGCAGGGTTGACCGAGGCGGCGGAAGTCTTCATGCCACAGCCTCTCTTCGTTGAGAACCAATAATGCCAGCCAGAAGGAATACCAGGGTCGCACGATGCGGCCTTTTTTTTCATCCCTACCCCATGGGATATGAGACTTTTTCAAAACCTTCTCCCCCTCTCTACCAAATACACAAAAACCATTGATACATAAGGATTAAAGAC